CCGGAAGACCAGCAGGAGGCGGTCGCCCGTACCCTGACGCTGGAATCCGAGCCTCTCGTCAAACTGCTGGAGGAAAATGCTTATCGTGAGCTTATCTGGCGTCAGCGTGTGAATGAGGCAGCACGGGCGGTAATGCTGGCCTGTGCCGCCGGTAATGACCTTGATGTGATTGGTGCCAATTACAACACCACACGCCTGATTATCACCCCGGCAGACGATTCGACCATCCCGCCGACACCGGCAGTGATGGAATCTGATACTGATTATCGTCTGCGTATTCAGCAGGCGTTTGAAGGTTTAAGCGTCGCCGGGTCGGTGGGGGCCTATCAGTATCATGGTCGCAGTGCCGACGGGCGTGTCGCGGATATTTCTGTCACCAGTCTGTCTCCGGCCTGCGTCACCATCTCTGTGCTGTCACGTGAAAATAACGGTGTGGCATCCGAAGACCTGCTGGCCGTGGTGCGTAACGCCCTTAATGGCGAGGACGTCAGGCCGGTGGCCGACCGCGTGACCGTGCAGTCTGCCGCCATTGTTGAATACCAGATAAACGCCACGCTTTACCTTTACCCTGGTCCCGAAAGCGAACCCATCCGCGCTGCTGCCGTGAAAAAACTGGAAGCGTACATCACGGCGCAGCACCGGCTGGGGCGCGACATCCGTCTGTCTGCCATTTATGCCGCTTTGCATGTGGAAGGCGTGCAGCGTGTCGAGCTGGCCGCACCACTGGCCGACATTGTGCTCAACAGTACGCAGGCGTCTTTCTGTACCGAATACCGCGTCGTGACCGGAGGCTCGGATGAGTGATTCGCGCCTGCTGCCGACCGGCTCATCACCGCTTGAAATTGCTGCCGCAAAAGCCTGTGCGGAAATTGAAAAAACGCCGGTCAGTATTCGTGAACTGTGGAACCCGGACACCTGCCCGGGAAATCTGCTGCCGTGGCTGGCGTGGGCGTTTTCGGTCGACAGGTGGGATGAAAAGTGGCCGGAAGCGACCAAACGCGCCGTTATTCGCGATGCCTATTTCATCCACTGTCATAAAGGCACTATCGGCGCAATCCGGCGTGTGGTGGAGCCGCTCGGCTATCTCATCAACGTGACGGAGTGGTGGGAAAACAGTGACCCGCCAGGCACCTTCCGGCTTGATATTGGTGTACTGGAAAGCGGCATCACGGAGGCAATGTATCAGGAAATGGAACGGCTGATTGCCGATGCCAAACCTGCAAGCCGCCACCTTATTGGCCTGAACATTACCCGGGACATTCCCGGCTACCTGTTCGCCGGTTGTGTGGCTTACGACGGCGATGTAATTACGGTTTACCCCGGATAAGTGAGGAATAATGAGCACAAAATTCAGAACCGTTATCACCACTGCCGGTGCAGCAAAGCTGGCAGCGGCAACCGCGCCGGGAGGGCGGAAGATCAACATTACCACGATGGCCGTCGGGGATGGCGGTGGTAAATTGCCTGTCCCGGATGCCGGACAGACCGGGCTTATCCACGAAGTCTGGCGACATGCGCTGAACAAAATCAGCCAGGACAAACGAAACAGTAATTATATTATCGCAGAGCTGGTTATTCCGCCGGAGGTGGGCGGTTTCTGGATGCGTGAGCTTGGCCTGTACGATGATGCTGGAACGTTAATTGCCGTGGCGAACATGGCCGAAAGTTATAAGCCAGCTCTTGCCGAAGGCTCAGGGCGTTCGCAGACCTGCCGTATGGTCATCATCGTCAGCAGTGTGACCTCAGTGGAGCTGACCATTGACACCACAACGGTGATGGCGACGCAGGATTACGTTGATGACAAAATTGCAGAACATGAACAGTCACGACGTCACCCGGACGCCTCGCTGACCGCAAAAGGTTTTACTCAGTTAAGCAGTGCGACCAACAGCACGTCTGAAACACTGGCTGCAACGCCGAAAGCGGTTAAGGCCGCATATGACCTGGCTAACGGGAAATATACCGCACAGGACGCTACCACAGCGCGAAAAGGTCTTGTCCAGCTCAGTAGTGCCACCAACAGCACGTCTGAAACGCTCGCCGCAACACCAAAAGCGGTAAAAGCAGCATATGACCTTGCTAACGGGAAATACACTGCACAGGATGCCACCACAGCGCGAAAAGGTCTTGTCCAGCTCAGTAGCGCCACCAACAGTGATTCTGAAACGCTTGCGGCAACGCCAAAGGCGGTAAAGGCAGCATATGACCTCGCTAACGGGAAATATACCGCACAGGATGCCACCACAGCGCGAAAAGGTCTTGTCCAGCTCAGTAGCGCCACAAACAGCGATTCTGAAACGCTGGCTGCAACGCCAAAGGCGGTTAAGACAGCGTATGACCTTGCTAACGGGAAATATACCGCACAGGACGCCACCACAGCGCGAAAAGGTCTTGTCCAGCTCAGTAGCGCCACCAACAGTGATTCGGAAACGCTGGCCGCAACACCAAAAGCGGTGAAGTCTGCCTATGACAATGCTGAAAAACGTCTTCAGAAAGATCAAAATGGCGCGGATATTCCTGATAAAAGATTATTCCTGCGCAATATTGGAGCAACAAATTCAACAACCATGTCTTTTAGTGGTGGTACAGGATGGTTCAGGCTGGCAACTGTAACCATGCCACAGGCCAGTTCCGTGGTTTACATAAGTCTGATTGGTGGTGCCGGATATAATGTTAACTCCCCTATGCAGGCTGGTATATCTGAACTTGTTCTTCGTGCGGGAAATGGAAATCCAAAAGGTCTTACTGGTGCGTTATGGCGACGGACCTCGGTTGGATTTACTAATTTTGCATGGGTGAATACATCCGGTGATACCTATGATGTTTATGTTGAAATAGGTAATTACGCCACAGGTGTTAATATTCAGTGGGATTATACCAGTAACGCCAGCGTAACGATTCATACATCACCAACTTATACAGCGAATAAACCAACAGGCCTGACAGATGGAACTGTATATGTAATTTACAGTTCGCACATTAAACCGACTGCTGCTGATGTTGGGGCGTTATCATTATCTGGAGGTCAATTGAATGGTGCACTGGGCATCGGTACATCCAGTGCTCTTGGCGGTAACTCGATTGTTTTGGGTGATAATGACACGGGCTTTAAACAAAATGGCGACGGTAATCTGGATGTTTATGCTAATAACGTCCATGTTATGCGCTTTGTCTCCGGTAGCATTCAAAGTAATAAAACCATAAATATTACGGGGCGTGTTAATCCCTCGGATTACGGTAACTTTGATTCCCGCTATGTCCGGGATATCCGGCTTGGTGGTGCTGCCACATACAAACCTGCGAACAATGGCATGACATGGACACATCAGGCACCGTCCGGGTGTGTATATTCCGGCATTATTGTTCAGGATACCGGCTCAAACTCTGCCGATAACATTGGTGGTGTATATTACAGACCGGTTCAGAAATACATTAACGGGACATGGTATAACGTGGCGCAGGTATAATTTATGCAGCATTTAAAAAATATTACGGCGGGTAATCCAAAAACGGTTGAACAATATCAATTGACAAAAGACTTTGATGTTGTCTGGTTTTTTTCAGAAGATGGTAAGAACTGGTACGAAGAACAAAAGTATTTTGCTGATGACACGCTAAAAATAGCGTACGACAAAGATAATATCATCCGCTATGTGGAAAAGGATGTGACAGCTATCAGACCGGATGGATTAAGTGTTGTTGAAGTGGCGGATATTACTGCTAACCGACGGGCGGACATTTCAGGGAACTGGATGTTTAAGGACGGTACAGTGATTAAACGCATTTATACGGCAGAGGAATTGCAGCAGCAGGCAGAAAACCGGAAAGCCAGACTTCTTGCAGATGCTGAATCCGTGATTTTGCCACTGGAGCGCGCTGTCAGGCTGAACATGGCAACAGATGAGGAGCGTAGCCGACTGGAAGCATGGGAACGCTACAGTGTTCTGGTCAGCCGTGTGGATCCTGCAAATCCTGAATGGCCGGAAATGCCGCAATAAGTTATATGAACTCTGGTGTGAGCTTACATATCTATGGCACAGAGTAAAGCCTAATCTGACAGTCCGCTCTGTGCCAATAGCGGACGTAACAAGTATGATATTGGATGATGTTGCGAGGGGTGGTAGTCTGAAGCACGGCATACGGCAATCGACCTAAAATGATGCCGTATTCAAGGAATTCTGGTATATGAGGCCTGTAAAATTGTTAACAGGATGCATACTTGTATGCAGCGCAAGTTACCTTTAAGTTGGTTCAATTGAATAAACTATGTTTTCCCATGCTTGCATCATCGCTAGGTGAACATAAAATGTTCTGGAGATTAACGTTTAGGTTTATAGGAGCTTTATGAGAGTAGAATTCACAGAAAGAACAAAGAATGTACTTGCTGGGAGAGCAGGATACCAATGTAGCCATCCTCAATGTTCAATAATAACTATTGGCCCAGGTGAAAAAGAGGATGAGACATCCAGCATCGGTGAGGCATCACATATTTATAGTGCAGCTAAAAATGGCCCCAGAGGGCAAGGTGGGCTAACAGAAGAACAGTTAAAAAGCCCTGAGAATGGAATTTGGCTATGTAAGGTACACGCAAGGTTAGTTGATACAAATAATGGAGCAGGATTTACCGCATCACAACTAATTAGTTGGAAAAAATATCATGAGGAATTCATTAAACATCACCAGGGAAGGATCGTCAATAAATTACATTGGATATCAAAACTATCAATAGTTGATAGTCCTTTATTTCAAGATTCAATAAGCATCGACTTTGCAAAAATAACAATTATTGAGAGTGATAGTAATGGCGCAGGGAAAACAGCAATATGCGAGTGGTTATCAAGTGTCAGTGCAATAAATAGACTTGAGCGCTGGGTTAATTGTGAAAAGCTCAATATTGAAATTTATTTGCACACGCCAGAGCCACACTTAATTGAAGTGAGTGTAAATAGCGGAAGGATTTCCTATAAAGTTGATTCTCTTGACATTACCTCAAGTCCTTTTCCTTTTGCATGCTATTTTTTTGATTTTAATTACTCAAAGAAAAAATATAATAAAACATCTAACTTTTTTGCTGAGTTCATAAATATATCGCCAGTGCTACTTGAGAGTCTTTTTGATTATGTATGCAGAAACAAAAAAGGCATACTTAAATCAATCAGATTTGCTACTCAGGAAGAGCTGGAACAGGATGATGATAGTGAAGATGAAAAAGAGCGAGATATTCATGATATCTATTGCATGATACAAGGTAATGATTCTTATTTGCCTTTCGAGTGTTTATCTGGAAGTGAAAAAACTAGAGTGCTATTGGATGTTATAATCGCATCATTAAATGAGCGTTCCAAATACACACCGACACTACTTTTTATAGAAATGAATGAAACCTTTTTATCAAAGGAATCTTTTAAACCATACATTGAAAGATTGAATTCCATTGAGACTTCATTTCAAACCATCGTAACAACTCATTCGAACATATTAAATGAGTGTTCCGTAGGTTTTCCCCGTTATGAATTGATAAAAGGTATCAACACATCAACCTTGAGGAAAATATAAAATAATCATTGTGTGATAAATTTTTAAAATGCCATTGTTTGTCAGGTCGAACTGGGTAAATGGATATAGTATTCATTCAATAAACTGAATAAACCGTTGTCAACGTCCGCTCCTCGCTCAAAGCAGACTGTCAGAATTGATAGCGTTTGGGCTATGTAAATTGTCAGTCGGAAAATGAGTGAGTACAAATCAGGACAGGCGGGCGAATTGCCCGCCTTTTCTTTATCTGTTGTTTCATCCACTGACCAGCCAGGTCAAATAGCGTCTCATGCACTGCCCAACAGAAAATAGTTGCACCCATTAACCACGGAGTTAAACGGATGAGTGACTATCATCATGGCGTGCAGGTGCTGGAGATTAACGACGGCACCCGCGTCATTTCCACCGTATCCACTGCCGTTGTCGGCATGGTCTGTACGGCTAGCGATGCGGATGCGGAAACCTTCCCCCTCAATAAACCGGTGCTGATTACCAATGTGCAGAGCGCAATTGCAAAGGCCGGTAAAAAAGGCACGCTGGCAGCATCGTTGCAGGCCATCGCTGACCAGTCAAAACCGGTCACCGTTGTCGTGCGTGTGGAAGACGGCACCGGCGAAGACGAGGAAACGAAACTTGCGCAGACCGTTTCCAATATCATCGGCACCACCGACGAAAACGGTCAGTACACCGGACTGAAAGCCCTGCTGGCGGCGGAGTCGGTAACTGGTGTTAAACCGCGTATTCTCGGTGTGCCGGGACTGGATACCAAAGAGGTGGCTGTTGCACTGGCATCCGTCTGTCAGAAGCTGCGCGCTTTCGGATATATCAGCGCATGGGGCTGTAAGACTATTTCCGAGGTGAAAGCCTACCGCCAGAATTTCAGCCAGCGTGAGCTGATGGTCATCTGGCCGGATTTCCTCGCATGGGATACGGTCACCAGTACCACCGCCACCGCGTATGCCACCGCCCGTGCGCTGGGTCTGCGCGCTAAAATCGACCAGGAGCAGGGCTGGCATAAAACGCTGTCCAATGTCGGGGTAAACGGTGTTACCGGCATCAGCGCCTCCGTCTTCTGGGATTTGCAGGAGTCCGGCACCGATGCTGACCT